ACCTAGAAAAGTTTCACCGAGTCGTAGCTTGGGCGTGTGAGGGTCTCTCTAATGTTTCAGAGAGTGCCGTAGAACTAAAGTCACAGATTCAATTTTATGATGGTATCAAGACACATGACATTCAAGAAACACTCATCAAGGCTGCTTCTGAACTCATCACGGAAGACACACCAAACTATCAGTACGTAGCTTCTCGACTCATCAACTATCACCTTCGTAAGCAAGTATATGGTGGACCAAACCCGTATGATCTGTTCACTCATGTGGTGAATGTGGTGTCCGATGGTTACTACGACCGTGAGCTTCTCAACTGGTACACCGATGAAGATTATAAAGAACTAAATTCATATCTAGTACACGATCGTGACTTTAATGTGCCTTACGCAGGCATGGAACAGTTTCGTGGTAAGTACCTAATTAGGAATCGTGTTAGCAACAAATATTACGAGACACCACAGATGACCTTTATGCTCATCCCAATGGTGTTATTTCGTAATTATCCAAAAACTGAACGTCTCAAGTGGATTAAGGACTTTTATGATGCAACTTCTACATTCGAAATCTCTCTGCCGACTCCTATCATGGCTGGTCTACGCAGTCCACAAAAGCAATTTAGTAGTTGTGTGTTGGTTGACTCCGGTGATTCGTTAGACTCCATCAACGCGACTACCTCTGCTGTAGTCAAGTACGTATCACAAAAAGCCGGTATCGGTATCAATGGTGGACGTATTCGCGCTATCGGTTCAGCCATTCGTAATGGTGACGCGACTCATACTGGAGTCATTCCTTTCTACAAAATGTTTCAAGCGGCTGTTAGATCATGTAGTCAAGGTGGTGTGAGAAACGGCGCTGCTACCTTGTATTACCCAGCGTGGCACTATGAAGTAGAAGACATTCTCGTGCTAAAAAACAACAAAGGTACTGAAGATAATCGTATTCGCCACATAGATTATGCAGTTCAATTCAATAAGTTGATGTATGAGAGACTACTGAGTGGTGGAGATATTACTTTATTTTCACCATCTGATGTTCCTGGATTGTATGAAGCATTCTTTGTAGATTACAATAAGTTTAAGTCTCTCTATGAAGCAGCCGAAAAGAATAAAAATATTCGTAAGAAAACTATTTCCGCACTAACACTTTTTACATCTTTCATTCAAGAGCGTAAAGATACAGGCCGCATATACTTAATGAATGTAGATCATGCTAATGATCATGGCTCATTCATTAAAGAAGTAGCAACTGTTTATCAAAGCAACCTTTGTTTAGCTGGTGATACTTGGCTTACAGTTCAACTTGATAATGGTGATTTAGAGGATATTCAACTAAAAGATCTAGTTGAATCCAAAACTAACTATAAAATACTATCACGTAATATTAAATCCGGTGTTAATCAGTTTAAATCTGTCACTGCTAGAGCAAAAACCGGCACTAATAGACAAGTGATGAAGATTACCAATGAAAATGGTGAAAGCATTATTTGTACTCCAGAACATAAGATTTATACTAAAAATAGAGGGTATGTAGAGGCAAAAAATCTTCTTTCAACCGACATTTTACAGTCACTAAGTTAATCTCTTGTATAAATACTCTTTGAAATAAACCTACCTATACATTTCAAGGAGTATTAAACATGGCTATAGTATACAAGATTACAAATAAAATAAATGGTAAAATCTACTTCGGATTAACTACAAGAACTCTTAAACAAAGATTTGATAGTCATTTATCAGCAGTTAGACAAGGAAGCAAGTTTAGATTTCATAGTGCCATAAGAAAATATGGTGTTGATTCTTGGGATCTTGAAATTGCTGCAGAAAGTGATGATATGAATTTTATTCGTAAAAAGGAAGAAGAACTTATATTAGAGTATAATACAACAAACAGTACTTTTGGATATAATGCAAAACCCGGCGGCTGCGGTGGCTGGATTGTTAAACCTGAAAATTATGAAAAATGGTGTGAAAATAATAGAATTTCTGCAATGGGTGAAAAAAATACAAGATTTAATGGTGTGACAAATGATGAGTTATATCAACTGGTAAAAGAAGAATCAATCAAACTTGGATATATACCATCCTCACGTCATATGATTAAAAATTATTATCCTAAGTTTCCTAAATCTTTTAATGGGTATAGATTTGATGGATCTTATAAAAATCTTGTAGATATTTTACAAAAAGAAATATATTTGAAGTTCAATCCATATGAAAAAACAGATGAACATCGTGAAAATCTAAGTAAAGCAAATCGTGGTAAAAAGTGGTTTAATGATGGACAAAACAGTATACAATGTTTTCCAGATAAAGTTCCAGACGGTTTTAAACCAGGTAGATTAAAAAGCAAAGGATAATATAAATGTTAACAATCGAGTATCTTGATGATACTATTGATGTATATGATATTACAGTCGAAGATAATCATAATTTCTATGCTAATGGTATTTTGGTTCATAACTGCACAGAGATAGATTTGCCAACTAAACCATTAAATAATATATTTGATTCCAATGGTGAAATAAGTCTCTGTACTCTTGCAGCAATCAACTGGGGGAAGATTCGTGCTACTTCTGACTTTGAGCGTCCTGCTCGACTTATTGTTCGGGCTCTTGATGAGCTTCTTGATTATCAAGATTATCCTGTCATGGCAGCAAAAAACTCAACTATGGCTCGCCGTCCTCTTGGCGTCGGTATCATTAATTTTGCTTACTGGCTCGCTAAAAATGATCTCACTTATTCAAATATTGATATAAATGGATTAAATAAAGTCCATGAGTATGCTGAAGCTTGGTCTTATTATTTGATTAAAGCTTCAGTTGATTTAGCTATAGAGAAAGGTGCATGCCCAAAATCAAATGAGACTAAGTACTCATTGGGTATGTTACCAATTGATACTTATAAGAAAAATGTTGACAGTCTGGCAGAACCAATTTATAAGATGGATTGGAACTTTTTACGTATCCAACTCACTGAGACTGGCATTCGCAACTCCACACTGATGGCTCTTATGCCTGCTGAGACTTCAGCTCAAGTGTCTAATTCTACTAATGGTATTGAGCCAGTGAGAGCTTTGATCACAATTAAACAAAGCAAAGATGGTGTATTAAAACAAGTTGTTCCTGAAATTCGTAAACTTAAAAATAAGTATGACTTACTGTGGGAACAAACATCACCAGAAGGATACTTAAAAATTTGTGCTGTCTTGCAAAAGTTTATTGATCAAGGCATATCGGTAAATACAAGTTATAATCCTAAGCATTATGATGGTGAACAGATACCAATGTCTGTATTAATTAGAGACATTGTTCAGTTTTACCAAATGGGTGGAAAGCAACTATATTATTTCAATACTATGGATGGTGCCGGAGAGTTGGAAGTGCTTCCTGAATTAAGCAAGGATGAAGTAGAAGAAGCAGATTGCGACAGTTGTAAAATATAGATATACAAACATGGCTCATCTCATAGCAAACCTTCCACCAATCAGATGTTTCATCAGAAAAGAATTTTTGTATGATCATGAAAGGGGGCATGGTGAGTATGAGCCATGTTTTTGGGTGACTATAAAGTCTATACGTGGTGAAGCTTTTAGAATAGAATCATATTTGTACAATTATGGTGCTTTGTATGATAAGCTACCGCTACATGCTTATGTTTGGAAAACAGACGTCGATGAATCTACACTCATGACACTTGATTACTTGCAAATCTGGGATTGTATGTCATATGACATTACAGTATTGGAAAAAAAGTTGATAAGCGAACTTCGTTGTAAGTTCCTTAATAAGAAAAAAGAATGGGTATGGGGAACTTATATGTTTACTATTGACAGTTGCTCTCCTGATGTTAACTTATTAGATACAAGCTTTAGTGAAGATGCAGAAGAACACAAGTCATTTAATTTTATTAAGTGTGATAATGGACAATTTGCTGCGCAGCCAAACAATAGGACAATTATTCATGAACCATCAAATAATCCATCAGAACTAAAGTTTCCAGACTTTAAAGTTTCAACTAAAAAATGGTCAGTCGAGTCAGAGTCTAAATGGTCTCTAGGAGACACTGACACAGTAATGTATCTCAAAGATGGAGAAGATAGCAAGTAATGACTTATAGTGTTTTTGATTCTGCTAATAAAAAAGATCATCTAAAAGCTAAACTTTTTTTTGATGATGCACCAACTATTGCTAGATTTGATAAACAAAAGTATCCATTTTTGGAAAAGCTTACTCGTCAGCAAATGGGGTTCTTTTGGGTACCGGAAGAAGTTGATTTACTAAAAGACTCTAAAGACTTTCGTGACTTAAACTCTCATGAACAACACATCTTTACTAGTAACCTGAAGCGTCAGATTTTGCTTGATTCTGTACAGGGTCGAGCACCTACTGTTGCATTTGGTCCTATCTGTTCATTACCTGAACTAGAGAATTGGATCGTGGCTTGGACTTTTAGTGAGTCCATTCATTCACGTTCATATACTCATATCATTCGAAATGTGTATTCAGATCCATCAAAGATACTTGACGAAATTCTTGATCTACAGGAAATTGTAGATTGTGCTAAGGATATCAGTAAGAATTATGACGAATTAATTGAGTGTAATAATACTCTCAGCCCAATATCTGCAATCTCTATTGATCCATACGAACACAAGAAAGCCCTATGGCTTACTCTCATGTCTGTAAATATCCTTGAGGGTATTCGTTTCTATGTTAGTTTTGCTTGTTCATGGGCGTTTGCAGAACTAAAGAAAATGGAGGGTAACGCTAAGATTATCAAATTGATCTGCCGTGACGAAAATCTACATCTAGCAGGTACACAACAATTACTCAAAGTTTTACCCCAGGATGATCCAGATTTTGCAAAAATCAAGGAAGATACTAAAGAAGAATGCATCAAAATGTTTATTGATGCCGCAAATCAAGAAAAAGCATGGGCAAAATATCTATTTAAAAACGGATCAATGATTGGTTTAAATGAAGTTCTATTAAATGAATATGTAGAATGGATCACCAATAGACGACTTGTGGGTGTAGGGTTGCCAACTCAATACAAGACTGGTTCTAATCCTCTACCATGGACTACTAAATGGATCTCGGGGAGCGAAGTACAAGTCGCTCCCCAAGAAACACAGATAACTAGCTACATCATCGGGTCTGTAAAAAATGATGTATCAACAGACTCACTCAAGAGTTTAACACTATAGGAGAATAATTTATGGCTTGGAGTACTGG